AGGGTTGTCATCTTCCTCTGTCATATCGGAGGTTGACGTGCTCATTTGAGTTGGCTTTGCAGTCCCACCAGCAGTTACCTTTAGGAAACGCTTTTTCAGGTCTTCGTAACTCTTGAACATCTTCTCGTCGTTATAGACGGAAAGATCGAACAACTTTTTCCAATCAATATCACATGTAGAGACATTATCGAAACTCGACTTCTCAAAGTTTGCGTATTTTTCAACCCTGCGAATCTTCAACTTGAAGTTAGCACCTTCCGTTAAACTGAACGGATCGATTGCTACTGCTTCACCGGCATCGAGTTCAACCAGCGGAGGCTGCATCGCGGTTGCAATCATATCAAAGATTTTCTTGCCATACTTGAACTTGAAAATCTTACCTTCGTTCTGAGGATTCTTTGGATCGGAAATGACTTTGATGTTGGAAATGAATGATGTACGACGCTTGCGCTTGCGAACGACTCCCTTGTCGGATTCCAAACCCGAATTCCAAAGAGGACCATTTGCTTCACATACCGGGCATTCTTTATCGATTGTGGTTGGGCACTTCTCGATGAACCAGCCGCCCGGACCTTGGAAACCATGGTCGAATATTTTGGTGAATGGAAGTTGATCGTCGGACTTTGCTGGAAGAAAACGAATGACAGCGAAACCATTACCAGCACTGTCTGTTTCACACCGCCAGAAATCTTCCTTATTATCATCTTGGTTTGAATAGCCGCCCGCTTGTAACTTTTGAACGGCGGCTAGTAGGGCAGGATTAATTGCCATATTGTATCTCCTATATACACGATTGTAAACGAAATGTAAACGCTTTTGGTACTACACGATTATAAACGACGGTTATTTCTTCGCAGATGATATTCTAGTTCTAATGCCAATTCTGTTTGGTCATCATCAAAATCATATTCATCCACGTTACTAATTATGCTTGCTGTGGAATGCTTATAATGACTGCTTTTGTTACGCTTATCTTCCTTGTCATCATCATAAAATGACTTGGCGTACCGCTTAACTGACTTGCCCATTTTGAAACTTATGCTCCTTGATTATTGTTTGAATCTTGTCTTTTTGGTATTTGACAAAAGGTCGATACTTCATACAACGCATTACCAAAGTTTTTGCATATGGATCATTATTACATACTTCTGCCCACGTGTCAAAAAATTTGTTGGTGCCTTCATTATATAGCAAAACAGCACTTTCGACAGTAATAAAACTTGCCTTGATCATTTGCAACAAAGGAGGCTGATTTCCACTCGGAGTTACCGAAAAGATATCAACTCCTTTTGCACGTGATTCTATTTTATTAAGATCGTCTTGGAATACTTTTGTGATTGAATCTTGGATCTTGCGCCACTGTAGATATTCAGATTCAGCGTCCTCATAACTGTTGTAGATAAAGTCCCGATTGCCACGAATAAAGTTAGCAATGCAGAACTGAGACGCTTTTTCGCGGTTAAAGAACTTACCACCGTAATATTCGAATCTGTGTCTGTCACTTCTAACTCCGTATTTTTCTGGTGAAACCTTTATCTTGCCCGAATACTTTATCACGTCATATGATGCTACGTTGAAATGAAAGTCAATCGCCTTGTGAATCTTGAAAAAAGTCCAACCTGATAACATTATTCACCACAAAAGTTAACCTCAACAACATCAATATCTTTAATCCATTCCGTATAGTAAGATACAGTATGACTGCCCAATCCCAAATTCCACCTTGGTTTGGCTTTTGTTATGATACATTGAATTTTTAATCTAGGATTATCATAGGTGTTATCAATATAACATAGACCGGTAAACTTGTTAATTTTCAGCATTGGATAATGCGCTTTGCACTAATATTCCACTTGCTTGATTCTCAACATACAAATGATTTGAATAATAAGACCGATGATGATAAGCAATGCACCATCGATTATTTGTATTCCGCGAATAAGATCACCAATAGACATTCCTATTCCAAGCCCGATACTAATCATGGAAAGATACCGAAAGATAATCATACTAGATTATACTCCAAAATATAATATATCGCAATCGCAGCACAAAGACGAACACCGCGGACCACACGTTGTCAGTCATTGCCGATAAGATTCCGACAATGACGTTCATCGGCTACAAAATGTTATATACAGTTCTCATATTCATACGGGCAGACTCGCTTCCTTCATTATAAGACCCGTTTCCATTGCATCATTCTTGATCAGTTCTTTCATGGGACGAGTAATCAGAGGCACAACATCATCAACGTCAATACAATACTCTGTGCAATAATCGAGAACTGCATCGATCATGTTGATACGCTTTTCTATCATTCGATCTTGAATTATACTCAAGAATGCCTCGGGAGTCAAAAATAGATCATGTTCCTTCATGAAGTTGTGCCTCCATTTCGCGTTCCATTTCCTTCATTTGAATGTCGATAATTTCTTCGACAATACCGTCACGTTCATATGCAAGTTCAATAAGTTGACGTTTCATGTAAGCAATTTCTTCTTCCAATCGACGCACTTTTACTTGAAGTTCAATTTGATCACCCTTACTCAATGCACGAAATTCGGTCATGTTATGCACCTTTCATCAAAGGAATTTTATTCGCAAACCAGTCAGCAACGACCCACCGATCCAGAAGTTCATAATAGATTGCCCATCCGTACGGATCACTTTCGTCCATCTTGTACTTTCGTGCTGTATCTTGATCGTTGATAAAGTTTGACATTTCTTGTCTCACATCATTGAATTCCTGGCGCATATAATTCATGTAAGTTTCCTCATTGCCGTTCTTTTTTGCGTAGTCCAACAACTTACAACGTTTTTGAAACAGATTTACTCCTTCAAGAGTTTTCAGTTTCAATGTGGTGTTAGGTGTGTCCGTTGTCACAACAGATACACCATGAGAAAGAAGGGACGTAGGAATCCGAAACATTTTATTACCCGTTCAGTGATGTTGCTAGAGAAATTCCAGAGACCGATTCAAGATAACGCTTTTCGTACTCGGTTACGCTCTCGGTGTACATATTGATTGCGTGGTACGGGAAGAAAGCTGGGTGATCATCGTCAGCTAGGAGCAACGGGGTCTCGAATGATGCACCAGTACCTTGCTGAGTTTGCATCATCCACAAGGCGCAAGGCTGGTACAACCATATACCCTCCATATTAGTAGTTGCTGGCAGAAAACCACCGCATACTTGACCGATAATTTCGTCATAGGTTGACAGTTTGTTAATTACTACTTGCATTTAGATTTCTCCGCTGGGTTGATTGTCATAGAAATCCTTTTGTCTCGTTGCTGAAACAGGAGGATCAATTAGTGTGCCCCTGATTCGGACAGAGTGTGTTCTTTGGTTTTTCTTGACAATTCATTTCATTCTTCATGATGTAAAAACGACACGTATACATTGTCGCATACGTGGCATTTATTGTCAATAAATTACAGTTCAATCATCTGATAACGAGGACCGTTAATCGTTTGCATAACAATCGACAATGGATCAAAGTTTTCTGCTTTCAACACGGACTTCATGATTGCAGGCGAGAATCCTGAAATCAATGCAACACCATCTGTACGGACCGTCGTCGGCGCGTTTGCGTGTATTGCATTCAAGTTCCAGAAAACAATCTTCGGAACTTCGTACCCTGCCGCTTCATACTTTGTACGAATCATTTCCAGCCCAGACATGTTGGAGCATCTATCAAACTGCATATCTGACATGATCAAGATGAACTTGGGCATTTCAGATACTTCAACCTTGTTACGAGTTGCCACCTCCAATACTTCATCGAATGCCGCGGTGATGTTGGTGTTCATACCCCAGTCGGAGCGTTGCATTTGCGACATCTTTTGTTGAATGTTACCGGTCAACTGCACCAATTGAGGCTTCTCCGAGAACGTCAAGAACATGCCGTTGAATGCGCCTTGTTGCTTATCTGCAATATACAGACCAAGAGACACTGCAATATCCATACAACTCACGTTGCTGCCAGCAGGGCAGTTCATTGACCCCGACACGTCTACCATAGTCAGAATCTTATCATCGCCCAAATAGTTAGGCAGTGCGCCCCATTGCGCCATACCAACGGTTGCGTCACCACGGCGCATACCTTGAATAACTTGGTACGGGAAGATCGCCGATGCATTGATCTTCGCTTCGCCCTTCGTCAAGGCTTCCTTGTACTTCATATATTGCGCGGTCGCATTCTTGGTGAATGCCTTCATGTAAATCTTTGACGCAACAGAAGGCAACTTGTCAAATTCGATCTTATCCCATTCTTGGGCACACATTGACTGTTCAACGACGTTAGTCATTGAAACCAAAGTCTTGCGATACTGCTTTGGCGTCATCTTCATGAACTTACGCAATTCGACTGCTGCCAGCCCTTTACGATCTTGCCACTTAGCGCACAACTGCGCGCTAGACAAATTTTGACGACAGATTGATTCTAATTGTGTTTTGTAAGACATTTTAACCCTTTCAAGGTATCCATTTATATATAATATATCAATTAATAATTTAAGTCAATGACAAATAATGATTCATTTTATAGACAACAAATACACTAAGTGGTATTTTCAAATAATAGATAAAGCTATTGCCCGGGCGAAAACAAGAAAAGATGCTAAATTAATGCTAGGAGAAGTAGAAGGTCATCACATTTATCCTAAATCTATTATTAAAAATAATCAACTTGTTTATCTTAGCATTAAAGAACATTTTGTTTGTCATTGGTTGCTGACTAAAATGACCAGTGGATCAGACAAATACAAAATGGAACACGCTATGACATTTTTTACAAAAAGACAATCTTTAACTCCATTTGAGATTAAAATAATGTTGCCGTTTAAACATAAACCATGTTCTGACGAGAGACGATTTAATATAAGTCAAGCTAGAAAACACACTCAAAAGAAATTGTGCCCACATTGTAATCGAGAAACTGATCCTGGAAATTATATTAGATTTCATGGTGATAATTGTAAATTTAATCCAGCCGTAGATCAAGAACATATCAAAAATAGATCAGATGCCGCGAAATTGAATATTATGAAACTGATTGAGAATAATACATATTCAAAACCTAAACCGTTAGTTGGAGAATTTACTTGTCCACATTGCGGCAAAATTGGAACCAATTACGGTGCAATGAAACAACATCATTTTAATAATTGCCCACATTTTACTGGTGAGATGAGTAAATGTAGAGTTAAACCATTATTGTGCTGCTGTATGATATGCAAAAAAGAAATTGATAATGCAAACATCGTTAGACATTATTCAAAATGCTCCAACAATTCTTTACAATCATCTTCAGACAACGATTCAATTATTTCCAATATGTGACGGGATTTTATCCCATTTTTGAGAGTTTTTGATATAATTTTATATGCAACTTCCTTGGTATCAGCCGCGGTGAAGATCAACAGATCATCCCAACGACCATATTCGGGGATCAACGGAATTAGCCGCTTACATGCGTTCACGTCAGTCTTTTCCAACTGTAACATCAGATTACGGAACGTCAAACGTTCGCCCGCGCCGCCACGAATATCACGTGCCCAAAATAGGGTACGAGCCGCTAGGGTCTTGTCCTCGGCGAATGCGCGAGAGAATTCAGCAGCAATCTTAGGTTGTGCATTACGTGACGAGCCGATCGAATAAAACAGGTCGACAATAGACTTGCCAGTGTTGGTAAAAGCCTTCATGCCGTTGGTGGTTGAGGTAACTGCGGGAGCGTTTACTGCTTGTGCAAAAGTGTTCATTGTATTACTCCAATAATTAACAGAATGTTTGAGGGGATTTATAAGTCCCTCGGAATCGCTTTGCAGATAGTGTTTGCTGCAAACATTCTAAAACTACTTCATTTTGACAGGATAACAGAAGCCCTAGGTCCCACGTCCGTATATACTCGGCGCCGGACCCTTATAACTTCTAGGCATTAGCGATATTTTAAGTGTATGCTGTAGTCATCCTAAATTTTACAACTTTAACAGGATAGAGATCATGGCTTTCCCCTTAGCACTTGTCTTTTCAAGTGTCATCAAGTAATTTCCTTGAACATCACCAACTGATTCGACGTTGGCTCTAACGTGTCTTTCCAAGTTGTCACCGTCTTTCCCGGTAGTCAGCCTTTCACACAAGTTAGGGCAATCTTAGTAGGTCTTTTAAAATTTGTTGCTGTATCTATCCTAATATATCATTAAAGAGCAGTTTATAACTTATACATCTATTATATAGTAAAACTTATTTTTCGTCAAACTTTTATGATGTTTTTACAGTCACGTCGGTCTTGAACAGAATGCCACAGAGAGCGGTAATGCCCCATGCTTGCAGCCAACCAATTGTCACAAGACCTATAACAGCCTGCACCAAGCAGAAGTTCCAAAGCCGCATCACAGGCAGAGAAACCATCAGCCCAATTACGAGCATGATCAATACGGTAAGAGAGAGAATTTAGTCAAGAGATCCGTAATATAAAATTCCTTTGTTCAGAGATAAGGGAAAACGTTTTCTTCTTGTTCGAGTTTCAAAGCATCTTCCAGACGCGCGAAAGTTTTGGCAGAATCTGCGCTAACCAACCATTCGCCTTTTCGATAAATGTAGTCGTATTCTTCGAAGTTGCCATGATTTTGATAGTGTTCGAAAGACGGATGACGATGCACTTGCAATTCATCCCCGCGGTCACGATGATAAAACTTGCAGATACCATCATGAGACTTATCAAACTCGTGCTTACGCCCAATTTCCTCTGCCAAGACAGAGCAGGCGCCGCATGAAATCAGATCACGAATCTTTTTCGGGTCTTGATAATGATTGAACAAAATCTTACCATTCCAAGAAATGTAACCATCCCAGTGAACGTAAATCTGTTCGATTGAGCCATCTCCGCATTCGAATGCCACTGTTGAGCGAGTTGCCATTTTGTGTTGTCTTTCGTTTTACGATGATTACATGTTACATGAAGGTATATTTATTGTCAACGCCTTTCATCAAAAAAGATCCTACGCCAAGAACAACACCACCGACTGCGAATAGTACACATTGAGCCCATGCTGTCAGTCCAAAAAGAACAACCGCTCCAATCCACATAACCAAACGCATCTTCATAGCAGACCCCAAAGTTTCATTACATGCTCAATCGTCAAGTACCATGCCCACAGAGGGAATAGAAATGCGAACAGCGTACTCAAGAATCCTTGAGCATACACTATACCCATGATCCACATAATAAGGGTTAACGGCTTCCAAATCATGCTAGTTCCTTCTCTACGTTTGTTTTACGAGACTTCCATTGCACTATGACCGCAAATTGACGATGATACATGTCGGCGAATGCTTCTTTACGTTCAGATTTAGACCAAGCCCGACGATATTTTATCGTTTCCTTTCGACAAAATTAAGCTTCTTCGCTGATGCACGTATCTTTATCCTCTTGATTATCGAACACAATCTTATACGACTTCAATGGAGGGTCATATTCATACAGAGGTACGAAACCCATACGCGCAATTCATCTTTCATGTTGCTTTCCTATATTTTAGTAGTAGATAAATCCAAAAAATGTTTGAAGTCATGATAAACAAGCCGCCAACGAAACTAATCCATTGCCCCAGATGCGGGTAAAAATATAAGTTCCAGATTCCCCAGCCAGTGAAGAATATAGTGCTTACGATACTCACACCAGCAACCGCTTTATCTTTAAGAACATGCCGGCAATGATCAAGAATAAATGCACCACCTAACAGTTCAAACGAGCCATTGATCAGATCGGGTATGCTCATTGTACGATGTACCACAAAATAAGTTTGATCATGGGAAGACTCATTAAAAGATTCCCAAGCAAGAAACCCAATTCTGCTTACCATCATGAACTTCTAGACCTGCTAATAAAATACTGCCACCAAAAACAAAAAGAAAGCAACTCCAAAGAAAAAGTAGAGGTGTCATTATTTTCCTTTGTATTCCGTAGCATAAAAGCCAGACCCCCTGAATACAAAAGACGGCGCTGAAAATTGTTTATGTAACACCGTACCACACTTAGAACAAACTGGAACAGTCTTACTCGCGTCTTCCGAGCGAATCATCATATCGACTTCATTTCCACAAGCGGGGCATTTATAAGCATACAGAGGCATCTTTATTCGCCGTAGTAGTAGTAGTTGTTGTTGTTGATTGTGACGTTTGGTTGTTCTTGTGGAGGTTCAACGTAGATAACACGAGGTTTCGGTTCACGACGAATAATATCCGCAGTCACCCCGATGATAATCATACCAGCAGCAATACCTGCAAGATTGTTCATTCGGTATCCGTCACGACAATGATCATTATGACGAACATATTTCATATGAGTAATGAAATTACGATGGTACGTATCATAGACTCGATGCTCTGAGTTATAATATCGATGATATTCATCCGCTGAGGATGTCTTCATACAACCGATCAGCGACAACAAAATACCAGCAACAATAAACTTTTTCATATTTAATCCTTTATATAAAGTGATGCGTCAACAACACGGAAAGCAAATTCAAAAATTTCCATGAGAACTTCTGGATCCCCTCCGCACAGATTCAGCCCATACAACGTATGATGTCGTTTATAATCCTCGTATGCCTTTGGATATTTGGTCTTGATATATATATATATAGAGCAATACCAGCACCCATGACACCTTCCGTATTACAACCGTGAGCAATGACAGTGTCCCTTTCAGGATCAAGATTTGCGAAAACGTCACCTTTAATTGTTTTGATCATTTCGTTCATCAATAATAAGATTTAAATGATTTACTTCAACCGAAGCAGAAGCCAATAACTTACTCAACGATAAAACATATGCAGAATCAAGCATATGTGTAATTCTCACTTCATCAGTACCAGATATGATTTTCACAACATACGAGGCAATTATATCTTTATCGTTATTCTTTATTTCTTCGTATTTTTTCAGAAATTCCAACAATTTCAACCGAAATACTCATTTTAGTCTCCGTGATGTGTCATGATAGGACGATTCTTCATGTATTTGCGAACTTCATCCCAAGAAAAAAGCCCCATATCCCTCTGCGGACGAGCATCGATACCAACGTCCATGGCTTTGCCTATGATACCCATATCCTTACCATGGACGTGACCATAAAGCATGAAACTGTCTCGATGCATCTTGTTCCATTCCATAATCGGGTAATGGAAAAGACAAACATCAACGCCATCGATCTTATGTTCCATGTAATCAGATACACGCTCAAATCGTTTTGCGGTTTCCGCATTTAGCCAGTTGTCGTGGTTACCCTTGATCAGATAAATGGCACCGTTCAGTCGCCGCAGAATTTCACTCGTCTTTTCTGACGTGGTAAACGAGAAGTCGCCCAGACAGTAAACTGTGTCGCCCAGTGAAACTTGTTCGTTCCACTTTGCAATCATCAGTTCGGTCATTTCGATATGATCCTTACCCTTGCGGGTTCTAGGGCAGAACTTCAAAATGTTCTTATGATAATGATGATTGTCACTTGTAAACCAGATGTTCATAATAAAATCTCCTAACCTCAATATGGCTACATCATACAGACACGTTGATTTATTGCCAACGTCTTTTGTTGGGGGAAGTCAAAACCCTGATGGCCACATCCTCTGGAACATTATATTGCTTCCAAAAATCCTTCACTTTATCAACGTCCTTTGTCTGCTCGTGCATCAGAATTCCAGTCTGAACCGCTAGGAACGTCTTATAGTCTTTTCGGTACTCGTCATAGTTCATTTTGTTTGCCAATCTTCATTCAATAATCTCATACTCATAAAAACTGCTTCATCCAGAGTACATCGTTTTCGAGGATCGTCAGATTTACTTGATATAATTGCTTGCATATCATCGTCACCGATATCAATACCTCGAACTTTATCGGAATATGTTGTTCTACCAGAAAACATATACAAATATTTCATGTCCATAGATGCCCACGAATCTTAATAAGTCGAACCATCATTTCTTCATCCTCTGCATCAAATTCTGCTTCGATTTCGAAGATTCGTTTTGCGTAATCTTTACCGTACTTTGTCTTGATTTCCTCCAAATCTTCACCATAAACGTCGGTACGATCCGGGCGAACGTAATTCCACCAATGATAGATTGTATATAGCTCCTTCGCGGCAATCGCTTGACCCGACGGTTGACCCGTCGGCTTTCCAGCAAGATCAACACCGTCAAATACGTTATCATATGTCAGCGTCTTTTCCCAGCGAAGATACTCCAATCCAAGTTTTTCATTATCAAATTCACAGAAATGTCGAAATGGCCACTTTGTTTTCCAAAAAGGAAGATCAAATTTCTCACTATTATGCCAGATATACCGCATCCATGCTTTCTGATTTCGAACAAAATCATTCATAATCGCCATCATGGAATGCAACATTAAATCGTCAGATTCATGCCATTTCCCCGGTTTCAGTGTTGTGACGACCATATGACTTTTCGTTACGAATCTATTTTTGAAGTAATAGGTAAGATTTCTAATCTTATCATATGGCCAATAAACGAAACTTTGAATGTCATTGAAAAATTCATCTGTCAACCAAAAGATGAACGGCGATTTCTGCTTACATTGTTCGTCGTGCAAGTCCCAGTCTTTCCATGACAATGCTGTTGGAATGGAAAATCCTGCTCGTCTTTTCAGGTATAAAGCAAGTCTACTATGCGACCAATAACTTGTTCTCATTTTCTTCCGCACTTATTAATGTATACGTTTCGTTCGTAAACTTCTCTCTCGCTTAACCACTTTCTGCGAAATATAGAAAATCTTACTTCAACATACACCGCGCAC